GAATTGAAGCACCAGCGCCGGTAACTGCGGCCTTGCCAAATCCTGCGGCCCTGGCTTTGGCAGCACTTGCTTTTGATATGTCCAGAATAGACCGAGTTTCAAGGGCCATGCCCCTGCGAGCACCTCTCAACTGGATATTGACTCGTTCTTTCGCTAACTCAGCAGCAGTATCTTCTGCAACTAACAAGGGTGAACCTTCCATCTGTAAACCACTTGCACCGATCAAAGACCTTTGCCGGGCAAGCAGTGTCGCCGCTCTTTTTCTTTGCTGTCGTATGTCCTCTGTGGTTGCCTGTCTCTCTATTTCCGCCTCTCGCTTGGCGACTTTAGAATTATACAGATTCCATGCAGCTTGAGCCTTGGCTTGTGCCTGTGCCTGCTTACCCTGCTGGTATTGGCCGTAGGCCTGCACACCTACACCTACTGCTGCTGCTATTAAAAGAGCCGTTGTCATTCCTGCACCCGCTTACTGTAGATTAGCCATTTTTCGTTTTCCAACGTCTTTTCTTCTACCAATGTAAATCCCAATCTCTCTACCATTCTTGCACTCACCTCAAAACAACTTCTGATTGAAGCGTTCAACTGCTTAAACGGATACGATTCTTCGACAATCTTCATGCCGTCCCGTATCCATCGCATAGTATCTGTCTTATGCTCCAAGCAATCTTTGCTTAATCTCAACCACGCTTCGCCATGAAAGTCGTCTACGGGGTGTATTCCACCGCAGCCGACTATCTTACCGTTCCTCACGCCTGTTACGGCAAGGCACGAATCCTCAATGGCTTTGGCGAACTCAGGGTCGTCTGGTTCGGCCAAAGGTTCTATCGGGTCAAAGGCCGATAAATCACTTGCTCGAAATGGTCTTACGAATATCAATTTACATCGAACTCCAATGCCAAACCTAACAAGGTCAAAGGCTCCGGCGACTTTTGATATACATACACATACCCGTTGTAGTCGTAGCCGGGTGGGAAAGTAATTCTGTCCTGAGAAGTAGTCTGGCCGGAGATACTTTGAGTCCTGAGCGTACTTGCGTCTTTACCAATCGAGAAGTCGCCGCTGTTGTACCAGTTCGCTACCACTTCACTTATTCGCTTCTGTCTGCCTTGGATTGTCATGCCCTGCCCTAACCAACTGAGCGGCATAGTCCTCAAGTGAATCTCGTACCCTAACCCCATCTGTACCGTAGAGGCTGCCGTGGTAACAGTGGCCAGCTTAAGTGTTATCGCTCCACTTGACACCACTGCTGTATCAAACACCACTCCATCAGCTAACACATACACTGTCTGGCCATCCAAGTGGTCCAATCCTGTCATGGCAGATGAAGCCGTACTGTCGTAAGTTACACCCGCATCGACATAAAAAGCGTCATCGGCATCACTGCCAAAATCCCTTGGCTGAAATTGCTCGATGTACCTGACAGTCGCTCCGCCGATAGTCCGATTGACTATTACCCAAATCTCATCTTCGGGACTACCACTTATCCTTGCTATAGATTCAAAATCAGAGTCAGTAAGTGTTCCTGCAAGATTTGTATGCGTTACCATTCTCGACCATGCAGTGATGTTCTCTGCCCTCTCGTATGAAAATATAGGCAGTTCACCATCTGTCCGCACACACCACAGAATTGAATCGGGCGTCTTTTGGAAAGAAGTATCAACTATTCCACCTAACGTAACCAGATTGGCAAGTATCGTCATATCAGGGGCAACGTATGAGTCGAGTTCCCAATTATAGGCAAGCTCTCTCATTTTCGCAGCCCCACGCTGGAAGAACAGAACACTTTCATTTGCCAGAGTTGCTTGCAGGTTGGCACTGCCGTAAGTTGAATGTTGTTTAGCAATCGCGTTAGATGGTGTCAAAGGCTCATCTGTACCACCGGCGATAGTCCACTCCGCCCCTGACGTACCTATAAGCAATTTGTCTTTGCCGATTATCCATTCGATAACATTGACCTGCCGGGATGATAGAGTAAATACCAGGGCCTCGTCATCGTCCGGGCCTGCGGTCATGTTCTGGTAATCGCTGGTTACGGAAGCCCAGATAGTATCAGGTTGATTCGTATTGCCGCCAAAACATAACCTGTCCTCAAAGAAAGTTACCGTCTGAGGCCATCCACGGTAGTTACTCCACGAACCTTCAGACCATTTGTGCGTAGCATCTGTCGTTGCTCCACCTATAGATTCTATAACTGTACCAGTAGCAACAGTTGTACTTGTCACTGCCGTTATTTCTACGACACCGATATGTTCAGTCTGGTCAGTTGAAAAGTAAACACTAACCGTATCATCCGCTATTTCGTCTGCGTAAATAACCCTATACTGGGCATCACCATCATCCTCCGTGCCGGTAGTTGATACATTTCTTGCACTCACCGCCGCACCAGCACCAGATGAATACGGAAAAACAGTTTCCCATCCCACAGAAGCACCTTCGTCTCCTCCATTGCCAACCGCAGCACCTAAAATATAATTTCTTTGTACCTTAATTGTGCCAAACCATGTGTCGCCCGTGATAAGCGTCCAAGTAGTACCTTTATATAAAATACCACAATCCAACCAACTGGTATTTTCGACTTGGCCCGCGGCAAAATCACTTTCGAGTTCTTCTTTGTACTCAAGTGTATCTATCGGATGGACAAGTTTGAATAATGCACCAGTATGTGATTTTGATGTAGTAAGTGCACCACTTGGCAAATGTCCTGCCGTTGTACCTGATATAAAGGGAGCATGACCGGCAGCAGTTAATGTTACACTTGCACCTTTAAGAATACCTCCACTACTTATTTCTGTAACACTTATCGTCTTAGTAACATCGTTGTTTTGAATTCTAAATGGTCCTGTCCCAATACCAATATCATCAAGTACCCAGACCGAATTTGCAAGCCTTGATAGTTTTCTTGTTTCATAGGACGGATGAGTAATATATAAAACATCAGCCGATTGTTCGTATTTCAAATCAAATAAATCGGCTGTAAGATACGGGGTTAATGTTTCAGAGGGGGTAGTTGAAGCGTTGCCAGTTAGCGATGCAATCTCGATAGCAGTTAGCTCTTTGTTGAATATTGCTACGTTATCAATTTCATCTTGCCAATGCTTAGCAACACCGGGAGGGCCAGCAGCCACTATTGCACCTATTAAAACATCAGTTGTAGTATTCACCATAGATGCGTAAGTAGCAGACGAAGTCTGGGCCGAGGTAACTTCAGCATTGTCTACATATAATTTAATTCCAGCATCTGCATCAGTGCCACCAACACCATTATACGTACAGGCCACAAAATGCCACCCCACAGCAAGTGCATCCCGTGATTGTCGCGTTATAACAGCGTTTGTATCTTCGTCGTACAGTTGCACTACCAATGTTTCACTTGCAGCTATATAAAACAGCCACTCTCTTAATTCCACACCGGTTGTAGCGTCATACTTGGTTAAAATCATTTGCGAATCGGCGGAGAGGGTTACATTAATCCATGCAACAATACTAAAAGGACTGTCATCTGTACTGTCTCCGAAAGAAAAATCGTCATGGTCGGTAACAGTAACATACTTAGTCCCCGCTAAATCAAACGCTGTGTTAGCCGTGCCCTCTGCGTCCGCCACGGACATAGTATCAGTATTAGCCGACGCAACCCCATCATGCGTAGCCCCATCTGCATCTACAACTGCTGTAGTTCCGGCATTATCATCACATTTCCAGTGAGCGACAATACTTCCGATAGAAGACAGGTCTTCTGTTCCGTAAGTTTTGAAAACCGGCGCCCCGCTTGTAAAGAACCGCATATACTGATTGCCAGCTTCAATGATATACGATTGCGAAGTGGAAAACTCAAACGGGAGAATCCTTGTAGCAAGACTTGAGGTTTTAACTTCAGCAATATATTTTGTGCCAGGTCGTTTCTGCGCCCCGCCCTGCGGAATGGGAATCAGGTTCTCCATTATAGAGCAGCCAGTCTGATACTTGGCTAAATCTTCTCTTGCATTAAGAAGGTGCAATTCTCCACTATTAAAATTATTAAATGTCCGATAGAACGGTTGAGCGGTAGCAATCGAACACAATATAAAGAATATGATTACTTTACGAATAATAACCCCTCCTCGACCGTCTTGAGGTCAAAAGTGTTCTTGTTGTCACTGACATTGGGCCACTCTCCTGCGCGTCGATTGTTCTGGCTATACTGAGATAGCCGGTAGTTTTCGGCCCACCGTAGAGCATGGACTGAAGATTAAGACTTGCCTCTTCGTTTTGTTTAATGGCAGGGGCGAGCATACGGGCAAGATTGATAATAAGAGTCTGTCTTGCTGATACAGGCCATGCGTCAACATCTGTCCGCTGGTAAACGTATTCAACCGCGAGGACTTCAGAATCTCCGCCAGCGGGGGTAAGATTTCCTGCGGCAATATCAGCGGCTACTGTGTCTGATGTATGCGCTACGGCAATTAGATATGTACCAAGTGAACCTTCACCTCTTGAGATTAAATTTCCAGCAGTAACGTCATTAGATATAGTATCAGTTGTGTGAGTTACCAATACTTCGTATATCAAGTCGCCGCTCAATAAATACTGTCCGTCAATCACCGCTACGCCCGTTGCCCAGGTATCGGGGGTAACTTTTACATAATCGTTGGCAATGTAAATCTCAGCAGTTGCCCATGCTTTCGGCCTGTCGCCGTGATTTGTCAAGATTAAAGCCGCTTCGACTTCAAAGGGGGCATCAGGAGCTTCGTCTATCCCCCATACCTTTATAGTGTCGGATGGTCGAGTAAAAGCGTTATCCCATCCGAACAAAGGCTTAGTTGTTTCAAGGGCAAAGCCACGTTTCTTGGCGAAGTTCCACCTGTGCGCAGCTAACATCTCATCTCTTGCATCGTCAAAGAACGTCGTGCAGTAGATGTGGTTCTGGTCTGTTGTGCCTCCGACAGTAATCTCAGAAGC